TACTACTTCGAACTCATTGGAACGCGGTATGCCGACGAGGACCACTACGGCGTGCTTATTGAAAAGAACGTCGGCGATATCAAGACCACTAAAAATCCTTGTTGGGAGTACACAGAAAACGTCAGCACCTCTACGAAGATTCTTGTTGGACGTGCCATTGTCATTAAGCCAGAAGTTGCCCAGAGGCTCAAGATCGAAGGGAAGCCGGTAACGTATAAGGACGCCGGACCCGAGGGATGCGATTTATTGCTTCCTCAGATCATGACTTATCCTTGGCTGCTTCGGGAGTTTAATGAAAACGAAGAGACGTTCGAAGGTCAGCTTAACCAGAACCCGCGCCCTGCGAGTTTCACGATCTTCGATAAAGAGAAATTGGTTGTCAACACAATTCCGTTTAATGAGCTACCATCCAGAGGTCCGATCAGTCAAACTTGGGATTTTGCGTTCAGTAAAAAGAAAGGGCGCGACTACTGTACCGGATCTTCCGCGATTTGGAATGATATGGGTCAGTGTTTTATCCACGATCTTATTCGGGCACGATTCACTCCGGCAGACTTAGCAAAGGCCGTGGTAAACTTTGCTTTGAAGTACCGCCCATTTATTGTGACGATTGAAGACGCGGCTGGATCAAGACTTCTGGAGCCCGCGATAAAATCTGAAGCAGCGAAGACTGGTGATATCTATGTCATCACGCTGCTGAATCGAATTGATTGGGTGACGGCAGAGACAAATAAGGACGCAAAGAAAATTCGGATGGCTGCGATGCAGCCGTGGGTAAACGATGGGCGTTTGAAGTTTGCGGCCCATCTTCCGTTTCTCAGCATCCTGTATGGCGAGTTTGAGAAGTGCATGACCGGTAGCGGTCACGACGATATTCCCGACGTGATCTCTCGACAGTTGAAACATGCTCCGGCAATGGCTCAAACAATCCTTAAGAATGAATTGCAGACTTTCAGCAAGGTAGAAGCCGGTTGGAAGCTGCTCTTTGAAGAAGGTTTTCAGAATCCGTATGGTGGGTGCATCTTGACGCACAATCCTGAGACCGGAGAGTTGAACTGGATTTCTCAGCCTGTTCAAGAACCCGTCACGGCTCCAACGGAAGATTCCGGAATCAAAGCGTTTCCGAGTGGATTAGATCCAATTCTTGGCAGCGGCTTTTGTGGCTAATTTTAAAATCTGTAGTAGAGGAAAAAGCAATGTCAGAAAAAGAGAAAGATGTACTCGCACCAAAAGACCCCTACCAAGCTGAGGGCAGCGATTTCAAAACGAAGTTGTCCGGCAAGAAAGGTGACGCTGTTGCGAAAAATCAAGTCATCGAGAGCGACCTTCTGGGGAGCCCGAGAGATGCGGAGTCGGTGTCCAAGGGTGGACCCTCTGAATGGGGCAAGGGCGGAAAGTCGTTCCCTGTTGCAACCAATGACGAGGGCAGTACCTCCGTAGATGAACCTTGTGGCGTGGATTTGGAAAGCGGCGTCGTTACTTGCAAGAGCCATTCGAAGACGAAGGCTGGTGAAGTCGCGGACCCGAAAGTTTCCATCAAGTAAATTTTGCAGGATTGAGTGACCCATGCTGCTCGAACAACCACCAGTCAATACGCACGCTCCGATAACGCCCGACGAAGCAAAGGCTGTACTCGCCGCCAAAGTTTGGGGGGACGATCCCGCTTTGAAGCTTGTTATTCAGGATGCTCTCCGGGCGGAGAATTTTGCCTCCACAAAAGCCTGGGTAATGCAGTGGCCGTCAGCCGCTACGCTATACCAGTCGCCCTATACCGCGCAATATTGGGAAGGCACGCAGTCCGAACGGGCTAACGTACCCTTCTTTACTGTTGCTACAGCGGTGAATTCCCTGGTTCCTCAGATCATCAATGGTCTGTTTTATGATGATCCTCCGTTCATGATCCAGAAGAGACCAGGAACTACCGCCCAGGCGTCTCGCGCCGTTGCGGCCTTGTTGGGGTATCAACTGGAAGACATCCATTTTCGAGAAGAACTTAAACGGGGATGCTTCAATGCGGTTCTTTTTGGCACCGGAATTTGGAAATGGGGATGGGAGATGTTTACCCGCGAGCGTAAGATGTATGTGCGCCCTGAGCCGATTGCCACGGTCCCCAATGTGGACCCGATGCTTCCAGATCTTACGATCGATCCCAATGGCGAAGAGGAAATCGAGGAACAGATTGTTGAAGAGTATATCGATAGGCCGACGTTTGAGCACATTACAAACTTAAGGTACGTGCTCGTAGATCCAGGTCTCAACGTCCCCAGTATCAATAAAGGGAAGTATGTCATCCATCGATTGTTCCTGACCTGGAAGGAACTTGACAAGCTGCGTCAGCGGCCAGGCTTCAAGATTCCGTCGAAGGCTAAACTTTTAGAATTGTTCTTACCCCCGAAAGAGCCAGTCGAAGCGGCGCTCTCCGAGGTAGCAATTAAAAATCCTTTGTGGGATGCCCGTGCGGAAGCGCGGTTTGAACCCACCACGGAGAATCCGTTTGACCAGCCGCTCGAAGTTCTCGAACGCTGGGATAATGAAACATACATCGTAGTCCTGAATAAGAAGCTTGTCATTTGTAACGACGAGAATCCTTATGGCGAGATCCCGTACCTGTCAATTGGCTGGTGGGATGTTCCCGAGGCGTTCTGGTCGATGGGTCTTGCAAAGATCATCGGTGCCGAACAGCGGCTCCAGCAAGGCTTGACGAACCTTTATTTAGATAACGCCTCTTTGAATTTGAATGGTGTATACCTCCGCGTGAAAGGCAAAAGTGTTCCTACGCAGAGTATTCGAATTTCGCCTGGTAAAATTGTTGAGGTGGACAATAAGGACGACTTCAAAGTTTTAGAGCGGCTACCCGCCGTACCTGAAGCTACGCAACACTTGCAGCTTTCAGAGTCACGGGCCGAGCGAATTTCAGGAGTAAGCGATCCTGGTATGCAGGGCGTGGCCGGTCAAAGCGGACACTCCAGTTTGGCACGAACTGCATCCGGTGCGAACCTCCTCGCTGCGGGTGCCGGATCACGAGTTGCCGACTTCGTAGAGAAGCTGGCCGACAATGTGATTATTCCATTCCTCTATCACGCGCACGAGTTAAACTGCGCCCTGCTTCCGATCAGTACGGTCAAGCATATTCTTAGCGAGGAATTGGAACACGAGTTTATGAAGAACAAGGGCGACATTCTTGAAATCTTGAACGCCCGAGTGAAGTTCCAGATTTTAGCGGCAGCGAAGTTGCAGGCTAGACGGGCAATGGCACAAGCCTTGCCAATCATGGTTCAGTTCTTGACCAGTGAGCAGACCACGCAACAATTGGCTGCTCAAGGTTTGAAAGTTAAGATCAACGAAGTTTTACAGATGTTCTTCGAGGTATCTGACTGGAAGACCTTCAACGACATCGTAGTTCCGATGACCGAGGAAGACACTAAACGAGCCCAAGCGAACTCTCCTATGGCAATCGCCCAAGCTAAGGCTCAAGCTCAAGTTCAGCAACAGCAACAGCAACACGAGAACAAAACCGAACTCTCCGATCAGGAAAATATTGCACGCGCCGGTCGGGATGTTATGCGAGAGACGTTGAGAAGGGCGGCGACCCCTATGGCAGTGACCGGAGAGCCCAGTGCTACAGAAATTGGAGCGATCTAAAGTAAATCGATTGTCAGAAAAGGACAATGCGAATGGCAGACATAGAGAACATGATGGTGGATCGAGTCGAGTCAGCACTCGGTCGCAAACTTACCGAGGAAGAAAAATTTGAACTGATCTTGTGGGACAGGGGCCGCACGTTGGCTCCGCAGGTTCAAACGGAGTCCTGGCAGATCATACTCGACAGCATTAAAAGTTACGTGGACGACGCCGCCGAAGCGTTGGTGTTCATGTCTCCCGGAAGTACAACACTGAAAGAAGCCCACGCGGTTGCTTACGCGCTGAAAACGTTTTACATCAAATTCCAGGAAGACATCTTTCGAGCGATAAACGCGCCGACCCCTCAAGTGCTAAAACACGCGTTGCGAAACAGTCAAGTTCCACCCGAGAGTCTTTAGAAAATGTAGGTAGTTTTTTCTAACAAACGTTATAAAAAGAGCGCCGTTTTTGTAATGAAAACTGCTCTCTTTTCGTTACAAAAATCACGCCAATTATCGCGCCACTTTGGCTCGATAGAAAGGAGGTTGCCATGACGATTACCATGTAGGAGGTAATATCATGCCAATCACATTAAGGAAGAAGGCGGCGAAGGGATTACCGAAAAGATTCTCTAATCCTATTCGAAAAGCAAAATACGCGAGCTACCTTTTCCGTTCCACCTGTCGTATCTGCAATGTGGTTTTCCGAACCCCTGCTTTTGTCAAGCGTCATGTAGACAGTCTTCATCAAAGCAAGGTCGGCACCCGCAAAAACAAGTAGAACCTGGCGGCCCTCTTTATCGGGGGCCTTCAGTAAATTGACCGGCCTAGCGGATTGCTAGGGGTCCAAGGGAGATTTAAAATGGCTAACGAACCTGTTTCTGTAGTTCCCGATCCGTTTTTAGATGATGATCTTTTTTCACCTCTCGATACCCGAGGTGGTGGTGGTGGGTCGTTCGAAGACGATCTTCTCAAGATAGACGCTGAAAATCGAGACGCGGACGAGGCTGCGGCGAAAGCCGTGGACCCTGCCGCTCCCGCAGAACCCGTGAAACCCAAAGGCGACGAGCCCCAGGTTTTCACATACGATGACGGCTCCTCAGTAACAATCGAACACGGTTCCAAAGGCTGGAAAGCAACCTTGGAATCCGGTGCCGGAGGAAAGCCGGAAGTTTTCTACGGCAATACAAAAGACGAACTGCTTCTCAATCTCGCTGCTGGGAAAATGAATGCAACCCAGAAGATCAGAGAATTGAACAAGCGCACGAAATTGGGACTCGACTCGAACGGAGACCAGCCCGCGACTGTCGCCCCAGTAACAGTTTTACCGTCCGGGGAATTGACTGCTGACGACATCTTCGCATTGAAGACCCAGTTGCAGGACAACCCTGACGCCGCAATCGAGCAGTGGTTTCTTAAGAAAACCGGCATGACAGTTGCCGAACTCGTTCAGTCTGCAAAGACAGGGAAAGCCGCGTCGGATGAATTATCCGCCGAGGCTGTTTCGAAAGAGTTTCTCAGCCGACATCCGGATTACGTCCCCTACGAAAAGAACTTCGAGGCCCTGATTGCTTGGCTGTGTAAGTACAAACTCGGCCAACCTCTAAGTGGTCGCGATCCGAACTCTGCGGTTGAAGTGCTTTACAAAGCCGGAAAGTTCACAGGGGAAAATTTAGACGAGGCTTACGAGGACTTGGCATCTGACGGATTGTTGGATCTCACGTCTGAAGAGCTTGAGCCGGAAGTAACAGTTGTCCCGGCAGCGCCAGTAGCACCAGTTGTAGCACCAGTAGCACCGACGCCTACCAACGAGCGGATTGTTCGAGAGATCAGGCGTCCGCGAGCGGGTTTAGGGATTCGAACCAGAGAGGCAGTAGGTGGGCCTTCTCTGGAGGAGTCCAATAAACCGCCCTCAGTCGAAGAGTTAGATAACTTAAGCGATGAACAGCTTGGCAAATTACTCCAAGATGTCCGGAAGCAGCGGTTGGGAACTCGGCGCTAAAATAGCAGTACACCTTTCGAGGTAATTCACATGGCTTTTTCACCAGCTTCAATTCAAACTTCGGGTGCATTGCCGAACCTCGTAGCAATCTACTACGAGCGCGGAGCAATTCCTAACCTGAAGGCACAAACCCCGTTCATGAGCATGACCAAGCAGAAACCTCTGCCGTTGCGTTCAGGGAACCAAATCCAATTCTTCACCTATGCTTTACTGGCTGCTAACACCAACCAGGCAGCAGAGGGGACCGTTGGATCTCCTATCTCCGAATCGTCTACGAAAATCGTAGCGACAATCGGGCAGTATGCGGACTTCATCAATTCCAGCGACCTAGCAATGGACGTTGCGATTGATGATCCGTCATTGCTTCAAAACCTGTCCACCGAGTTGAACTATCGGTTGGCCTTGACTCTCAACTCCCTAGTTCAGTTGACTGCCGACGCATCCGTCGCGGTTGACGCTTCAGTCAACATCCTGTTGGCGAATGGAAGCTACTTGACTGCTTCCAACATCCGTACCGCTACCCAGCAATTGGCAGGCGTCAATGCCCGTCCGTTGACCAAAGATGGGTACTGGGGCGGAATCATCCACCCCTTCGTTGTGCATGACGTTCTGAATGACACGTCTGCTAACGGACTGACCGACATT